GGTGGAACCTGCATACAGTTAAAAGGATTTGGTGCAGCTAGAAGACCAAATAAGTAACATGGCAAAGAACGGTTTAAAAAAATGGTTTTCCCAAAAGTGGGTGGACATAGGTAGCAAAAAGAAAGATGGTTCCTTCTCTAAGTGTGGCCGTTCTAAACAGAAAGCGGATGCAAAGCGTAAATATCCAAAATGTGTCCCACTTGCAAAAGCAAGACGTATGACAGAGGGACAGAGAAAATCAGCTGTCTCCAGAAAGAGAGCGGTTGCTCAAGGTGTTGGTGGCAAACCAACTAATGTAAAAACTTTCACAAAGAGAACTAAGGCAGCCAAAGGTTATGCTTCGGGATATATTGGTAAGAGTATCAAAGGTGAGTATGGTGGGGTCAACCTATCTAATCCATCTTATGTAAAATACTATAAAGGCATGCTGTAATGAATCTAGAAAGAGATCTAAAAATATTAAAAAAAGAAAAGGCGTTAAAAGAATCTGCTATCGCACAACTTAGAAAAAGAAGTAAAGACTCTATCGCCAGACCAAAAGCAAAGAAAAATATTTTATCAACTGATCCAAGAATGCAGAGGATCTAATGAGAGCCTATTATTCAAAAGGCACAATGCCTGCTAGAAATAAAAAAAATTTTCGTGCAACCAAAAAGGGAGCCGGGATGACAGAGGCTGGGGTAAAAGCTTATAGAAGACTTAACCCTGGTTCTAAATTAAAAACAGCCGTGACTGGTAAAGTGAAGCCAGGATCAAAAGCTGCCAAACGTAGAAAGTCTTTCTGCGCAAGATCGCTTGGGCAAATGAAAAAATTTCCCAAAGCTGCTAAAGATCCTAATTCTAGATTACGTCAGGCAAGAAGGAGATGGAAATGTTAAAAAACGGAAAAAAGAAAAAAATAAAGGGTGTGATTAAAGGTTTAAAAAAAGCATCTAAATTACATGCTGGTCAAGCTAAAACATTAAAAGGAGTTATTAATGGCGGATCCAAAAAAAGGAACGGGTAAGAAACCACCTGGAACTGGTAGAAGGCTATACACAGATGAAAACCCAAGAGATACTGTAAAGATAAAATTTGCAACACCAACTGATGCAAGAAAAACAGTAGCAAAAGTTAAAAAAATTAAAAAACCGTTTGCTAGAAAAATTCAAATACTGACTGTTGGAGAGCAACGTGCCAAGGTTATGAAAAAAAACCAAGTTGCTAATATATTTAAGAAAGGCAAAGACGCGATTAGAAAAACTCAAAGAGCTTAAAAGTTAGGAGAAAGACAAATGGAAGATGGATTAGTAATAGTTGCCAAGATGCAAAAGTTGATGAGAGATAATCTACAGACGATCGGGGAAACCATGATCGGAGGAGGTGTTGACAACATGGAAAAATATCAGTATATGCTAGGACAAGCTAGAACATATCAGCTGATATTACAGGAAATCTCTAACCTGCTAGAAAATAAGGAGCAAAAAGATGAAAAAGGAACAGTTATCGACCTCGGAAAAAGAGGAACCAAAAATTAAATTCGCACTACAAGAAAAGTACGAAGAAGAAGATAAGAAACAAAATCAAAAACAAGAAGATTTATCCAAAAAAGAATCACAGAAATTACCTAAACCCACTGGCTGGAGGATTTTAGTTTTACCTTTTAAAATGAAAGAGAAAACCAAAGGTGGCCTAATCATGGCTGAGACAACCCTAGAGAGACAGCAGGTTGCATCTCAATGTGGTCTGGTGGTTGAGATGGGTGGACAGTGTTATGATAAACAAAGATATCCAGAAGGGCCTTGGTGTAAAAAAGGTGATTGGGTTGTATTTGCTAGATATGCTGGATCAAGAATACAGATAGATGGTGGGGAGGTTAGACTGCTAAACGACGATGAGATATTAGCGACCATAGAAAATCCCGAAGATATATTTCATCAATATTAAAACATAGAAGGAGTAAACTATGCCAGAAACAGAAACAGAAAACAAAAAGAATGTCCCAATGGTTGACATAGATACTTCAGGACCTGAAGTAGAAGTCAACCTTGATGAAAATAAAGAGGATAAAAAAGTTGAAGAACCAAAGGAAACGATAAAAGTTGAAGAAATAAAACAAGAAGAGATTGATGCAAAAGAAGAGACAAAAAAAGAGGATGCAGAAGATAAGAAAAAAGAATTAGATGATTATAGTGAAGGTGTTCAAAAAAGAATTGCAAAGCTAACTAAAAAATGGCGTGAGGCAGAGAGGCAAAAAGAAGCTGCTTTAGATTATGCTAAAAATGTAAAAGCTGAACAAGAAAGTTTGAAAACAAAACTATCAACTATCGAACCTAATTATGTAACCGCCATGGAGGGCAGAGTAAGATCTGGTCTGCAAGCCGCTCAAGCTGCATTAACAAAAGCGAGAGATGAGGGTAATATATCCGCAGAGGTTGAGGCACAAAAGATGATAGCAAGATTGGGTGTTGAGGAGGCTAGAGTCGCAAATCTTAAAAAAACTTCTGAAATGAAAAAACCAGAAGAGGTAAAAGAAAAAACTTTAGAAGAGGTACTAGCACCACCAAAACAACCTGCAGATCCTAAAGCTGAAGAATGGGCTGATAAAAACCCTTGGTTTGGATCTGATAGCGCCATGACCTACACGGCATTTGATTTACATAAAAAACTAACAGAGGAGGAGGGTTTTGACGCTCAATCTGACGAGTATTATAAAGAGATTGATAGACGTATGAGACTTGACTTCCCGCATAAATTTGGTAAAACTGAAGATACGGTTACGACTAAGCCTACACAAACAGTCGCTAGTGCGAAGCGAAGTGTAAATACTAGTCGCAAAACTGTGAGACTCACACCCTCTCAGGTAACAATCGCTAAAAAATTAGGTGTGCCACTTGAAGAATATGCGAAACAATTAAATATCACGAAGGAGGCTTAAGCATATGGAAAATAAAAAAATAGACTCTCGTGCGAGCCAAACGAAAGTTAAACAACAGAAAAAAGTTTGGACTCCACCATCATCTTTAGATGCTCCACCCGCACCAGATGGTTTTAAACACAGGTGGATAAGAGCTGAGTCGTTGGGTTTTGATGACACATCAAACATGTCGGCTAAGATTAGATCAGGATATGAATTAGTAAGAGCTGATGAATATTCTGATGAGGATTATCCAAGTGTGGAGGACGGGAAATATAAAGGAGTTATCGGAGTTGGCGGCCTTTTGCTGGCAAGGATACCGGAAGAGATTGTTGAGTCGCGCAAAGCATATTTTGCACAACAAACCAAAGACCAAAACGACGCGATTGATAATGATTTAATGAAGGAACAGCATCCAAGTATGCCGATCAATAGTGATCGACAGACTCGTGTAACCTTCGGTGGTACAAAGAAAAGTTAATTTTTTAACGATTCCTACCCAACGAATAATTAAATCGTACTGGAGGCCCTTTTGGGCAGGTACATAAAAGGAGCAATACTATGGCTAATAAAGACGCGGCTTTTGGTTTCAAACCTACAAGACATCTTTCAGGTGGAAGAATCAGAGCTGAAGAGTATAAAATCGCGGCTAACCATGGAACTTCCATTTTTAATGGTCAAGTGGTTGAAGCGGTAGCTGGTGGTGGTATTGAACAAGCGGCAGCTGGAGACACTCAACAAGCGGGTGTGTTCGGAGGTTGTTTCTTCACAGATCCATCAACTAGTAAACCTACATTCAAAGCCTTCTATCCTGCAAGCACAAACGCTTCAGATATAGTGGCTACGGTGTTTGTGGATCCTTTTATCGTGTTTGAAGCACAACATGATGGTACAGGAACATCAGCGATGAATAATTCTGGTTTTGATTTTGTTGGAACGAGTGGAAGCACTCTTTCTGGACAATCAACTTCAGAGATTGACACGTCGACTTCTGGAACATCTGGTGGTTTTAAACAAATCGGTATATCAAAAGATCCAGAAAATAGTGATGAGTCATCAGCGAATGCGAATGCATACGTTGTATTTAACACTGGTGAACACATCTTTAAATTAACAACAGGCGTATAATTATAGGAGTATATAAATTATGGCAATATCAAGAGCACAGCTAGTCAAAGAACTAGAGCCAGGTTTGAATGCACTATTTGGCCTGGAATATAACAACTACGCGGATGAGCATCTTCAGATCTACGATGTAGAAAATTCTGACAGAGCTTTCGAAGAAGAAGTGATGTTATCTGGTTTCGCTAATGCTTCAGTAAAACCTGAAGGATCAAGCATAAACTTCGATACAGCACAAGAAACTTTCACTGCTAGATACACACACGAAACGCTTGCTTTAGCGTTCTCAATCACTGAAGAAGCGATTGAGGATAACTTGTATGACAGACTTGCGTCTAGATATACAAAAGCTTTAGCTAGATCTATGGCAAATGCTAAACAGATCAAAGGAGCTAACGTGTTAAACAATGGTTTCGATTCTTCTTTCACAGGTGGTGATGGTAAGGAGCTTTTTGCTACTGACCACCCAATTATCGCTGGAACATTCAGAAATGAATTGTCAACTGCAGCTGACTTAAACGAGACATCGTTAGAGCAGTCGTTAATTGACATCGCAGCGTTCACTGATGAGAGAGGTCTAAAAATCGCGGCTAAAGGAATGAAAATGATTGTTCCTTCTGCTTTACGATTTACTGCTGAGAGATTGATGAAATCTCAAGGTAGAACTGGAACTGCAGATAATGATATCAATGCATTAGGAAACATGGGAATGATCCCACAAGGTTATGTGGTAAACCACTACTTAACTGATACTGATGCGTTCTTCATTAAAACTGATGTACCTAACGGAATGAAAATGTTCGTTAGAGCACCAGTAAAAACTGCAATGGAAGGTGACTTTGAAACTGGAAACGTAAGATACAAAGCTAGAGAGAGATATTCATTTGGATTCTCAGACCCTAGAGGTATGTTCGGTTCTCCAGGAGCAGCGTAATCTAATTAATCATGAGGCGGGACACAATCCCGCCTCATTTAAGTAATAGAAAGAAAAAATGCACCCTAAAAACTTCCTCGTTAAAATATATGCTTACAATTATAATACTGAGTTTGTGATAAATTGCATGGATGGCCCATTAGATATAGAAAATGCTATTATTGACAAATTGGGAAAATCTGATACAAAGTGGGAGTATCTTGGAGAAATGATGGACCCAAGAGTAAACCGAATAACCTATGAGGAGGTTATTAATGGAGGCGATAATGCAACATCTGGAAACCCTTTATACAAAGAAGAAGGGGTTAGATCTGGAATGGGAGCAGGAGCATCTTAAAGAGGGTAGATATACTCTTAACATGGTTAAGATTGACAGAAAAGTTAGAGATGTCATTAGCCATATAAAACTAGCTGAAGCTAAAAAAGCTGACCTAGAAAATAAAATAGATGATGCAGCTCCTCAAGTTTCTGTAGCTACTTAATAAAAAGCTACATCGTTGGAAAAATCCAATCCACACTACAGGCTCTCTTGCGCTCTACTAAAAACTGTTGTATAAAAAACACACTATACAATTAATTAGAACGTAAACGAGTATAGTCGACGGCCTAGAGATTACGTTCGGAAACTAGGAGGATATAACCATGTCAACAACAACTTTTTCAGGTCCAGTAAGATCTGAGAGCACAGTTAAAACTGTAAGTAAAAATTCCACAACTGGAGCTATTACTGAAATTATCACTATGGGTGACGCACCCGTAGCATTAGGAGATGAAAATAAAACTCTTGATGCTGCAACGCACAGCGGAAGAACTCTTGTAGTTCCTGCTCTTGCAGCTAATAGAACAATCACTTTACCTGCTCCAGTAGCTGGTCAGCAGTATAAATTAATCTACGGTGGCGCAGCAGAGGAAGCAGAAAATCTAATCATCTTAACACCAGGAAATACTAATTTTTTCATTGGTGGTATTGTTCACTTAGATTCAAATGCTGACAACGTGTCAGTTTATTCTGATGGAAACTCTAACTCAAGTCTAACTCTCACAGACTTTGGTTTATTTGAAATTAATATTTTGGCTAAAGATAGCACAAACTATTACATTTGGGGTTATCAAGAAGGTGCTGACGTACCTGCATTTGCAGATCAATAATAATTAATGTGAGGGCTTCGGCCCTCACAGTTTCTTGATTAAGGAGGGAAACTATGGCAGACACAGTAACAGGTCCAACTATCTTGCAACAAAACGACAAGAGAGTGACCATAAAAATAGTAAATCAATCAGACGGAACAGGTGGAACAACTGTATTTGCAGATGTATCTGCACTCGCAGCTAATGTTGATGGAGCTAGTCCAACACATGTAACACTACAAAGATTGTGGTACTCTTGTTCAAATGGTGACGGAAAAGATTCTTTTGCTCGTTTGGATTATGAAGACTCAGATGGAGATATTCCTATAGTAACTTTAATAGGCTCTGGATATTGGGACTTTAGAGAATTTGGCGGAGTGCCAGCTAATACTTCATCTAATTCAAATGAAAATGATGTAAACTTTGTCGTACCAGGAGCAGCTGATTCTGGAAATACTTATACAGTCATTGCAGAATTTTTAAAGAATTATTAGGAGGGTAACGGATGGCCAATACAACTTCCGGCACAGTTACTTTCGATAAAAACTTTGCAGTTGATGATGTCATTGCAGAGGCATATGAGCGTATAGGATCTCAAGTAACTTCTGGATACCAATTAAAATCAGCTAGAAGATCTCTAAATATTTTATTTCAAGAGTGGGGCAATAGAGGTTTGCACTATTGGGAGGTGGGAGACACAAACATAGATCTTATTGAAGGTCAAGCTGAGTATACTTTTTTTAGATCTAGTGCTGATGGCACGTCATCGGTGACTGTTGGAGGAACGAGTGGATCTAGCACTTTTGGTATCGCAGATGTACTAGAGGCCACGTTTAGACAAAACAGAACACAAACGACTCAATCAGATGCAGCAATGACAAAGATTGATAGATCAACATATTCTAGTTTGTC